TAAGGTTAAACATTAGCCCCAGAGGCGCACGGCCATCTGCGGACGAATGACCCCATACCCGTACAGTACGTCAATACGGCAAGGCATACGGTCGTTGTTGATGTCGTACTGACGGACAACGCGCATAGAGATGCCGTTGTGGACCTGACGGCTCGCCATGTCAACGCCCTGCGGGAGCAGGAGGTCGGCGGTGGCAAACGTGATCGCGTCCTTGTGGTACACCAAGTTCTGCGCGTACTGGCCGCTAGCCGCACCCAAGAAGGTCACGACATCGCTAGCCGTTGGCAGCTTGCTGACGGTGGCGAGAGCGTGAGTCGGGCCGTAAACCGCTGGCGCAAACTCCACATCCGCAAACTCGGTCGAAGCCGAGGTGACGGTGTTCTGCACCACGAACTGCTGCAACGCGCCGGTTGACTCGCGGGTCTGCGGGTTGACCGCATACACGCCAGCAATCGTGAACACGTCGCCAGGGACGAGGGTGTTGCCGTCGGTCACGTTATCGAACGTCAGCGTGTTGGCGCCTTCGGTCAGCGTGGTCTTGACAATCGGAGTATCCGAACGCAAGGCCGAACCGTTGGTGTGCTGCTTGATCGACTGAGACATGTTGATCTCGTCGTAGCCCAAGATGCCTTCGCCCATCATGCCGTTCTTAAACTGACGGCTGATAGAGTCAACTGGGTTGAAAAGACCCTTCATGCCCTCAACCAACGCGGCGTTGGCGGCAGGGTTGACGGTCGCGTAGCGCGGCGCCATGCCCGCAGCGGCCTCGTTGAGCTTCTGCTGCGCCTGCAACAGAACGAGCGAGGTGCCAGGCGTGGTGCCGGGGGTGCCGACTGACTGGAAAATGCTCTTGTACGAGTTCGCCACGTCGGCGTCGATGCTGGCGGCCAACTGGCTGATACGCGGCTTCAACACGCGATCTGCGAAGTCGTCCAACTGGAGAGCCATCTCGGCGCTCGTGAAGTTGATGCCGATGTGCTTCTGCGAAGCGACAGTGAGAGTCGTGAACTGCTCGTTGTCGGACTGCACCTGAAGCGCGGCGCCATCGGTCACAAGGGCACGATCCGGCAAGCGGATGCGGAGGGTCGAACCGATCTTGGCACCTTCGACAGCGAAGCTGTCGTCGTACTGACGGTTCACGTTACGGGTGAGCACAAGGTTGTTCTCAAGGATCTCAAGAGCCTTCCTCGTGATCATGTCAATAGTCAGAAGTGAATTAGCCACAATAAATCTCCAAAATGAAGTTAGCGGTTACGACGCGCTTCCCACTGTTTCATCTGCCGCATGCGCTCAGCTTCGATCCACTCAGACGTGCTCATGTCTTTAATTGAGCGAGGGTCTGTCGTGTCTCGGGCCGGTGCGCCTGCGACTTTAGCCGTTACCGGCTTGATCGGCGGGGGCGCGTTGGTTGTCTTTTTAACCGGCGGATTGTCGGCTATTTTAGCCTCAATTTTGCCGATTTCCTTGGCTTGTAAATAGGGCGACAAGCGGGAAATGCGCTCAGCTTCTTTTGGATTCGAGCCCAAGTAGTAAGCCACATCGGGGCCTACGTCTGAAGCCTGAATCGTCTCCGCCATCACGGTCGTGATCGGCAGCGCTCGATTGTACGCGACTTGCTCGAAGTCATCGTACTTCTCTCGCGCGGCCTCTTCCCGCTCGTGATACGCCTCCAAAAGCTCCATTTGCTGACGTTGCGCTTCTCGCTGGGCTAGAAGTTCTGCGGCTTTACGCTCGGCAAGCGCCTCGGCGTAAGCATCAGGATCTTCCTCCTTCGCGGGCAGCGGCGTCGCATCGGCCTTGGGGGCTTCAGCGGCTTTAGCAGCCTGTTCGCGTTCCCACTTGCGACGTTCTCTCGCAAGCCGTTTGCCGACCATCGCGTCTAACTCTTCTTGAGTAAACGTTTTGGCGGGCTTTTCCTCCGGCTGTTCTGCCTCTTGGGCAACTAATTCGGGTTCCGGTGTGGCCGTCACTTCCGGTTCCGGCGCGGGAGTCTCTTCCGCTACAACTTCAGTCTCTTCAGTCATTGTGATTCCTAATGAATCCCTGGTGAACCGCACCAGTACAGTTAAACTTTACCTTGCTCATTTCGTAAAGGCAACTTTATCCAAAGTACGGCTCAACGTCTTCGATCTCAAGTAAGAATGTTTGGCTGACTGGATCAATTGCGCTCGTTGTTACGTTAACAGCCTGAATAACCACCGCATTTTCTGCGTTATCCTTTGCATAAAACGTATAGCTGACACCGTTATCAATTGTTGAATACACTGGGCGCCCTCGAACCAAACTTGTGCGTTTGCATCCATCAACGTCTGCAACGTAAACCGCGCCGGTATTTGCTGGTATTGACCCAAAATCGTAAATAAGCGGAATACGAAACTTAAAAAACGAGTTTTGATTAGTCGGGGTTACCGGGCCAGTTGGAGGATCGTCCGTGTTTTCCCAAGTAATTAATTTAGGCCAGTTTTTTGCAATGTTGTCTTTCACCCAGTAATAAGTAGAACCTGTTGCTAATTCTTCGCAAATGGTTACAAATCCCGTTGATCCCGCTGTACCGTCTGCGATAGCGATGTTATTGCGAATGCTAATATTAGCGATCTGAGTGTCTGCGTTGAGGTAGGTATCATCGCCAACCAAAATGCAAGCCGACAAACTGCCGCTCACATTTCGACGAACAAAACGATTACTTTCAATCGTAATGTTAGTGCCGTTCAGAATGTAAATGTTCGGAGGCAACGCAGCCGTAACCGACAAGTTATCATCAAACGTATTGTTGAAGATGTTTACATGGCTGGTCGAATACGATGTTGGTATTAACTGCTCACCGATTAGAATCGTATGCACCGCATTCCCGCGATTCGTGAACGAGTTCCCTTCAATCAATATGTTGGAGCAATTTGCCAAAACAGAGGTAACGTGAGAAACCTCAAGACAACAGTCATAACAGTTATAGAACTTGTTACCTGTAAACGTCACATCGCTTGATCTAGCAATCACCGCAGCAGCACGGAAACTTCCGTCAGCAACCGTGCTTCGATGATTAACGATGACATTGTTTGCAATTACGTTATTGCAATTATCTCCCGCGCCTTGGTAGATCGAGTGCCGACCACAGTTATCAAAGACATTCTCTGTCGCTGTGATCTGAGTAGCTTTCGCCATCAGGATGCCGTAGCCGGAACCAGACACCGTTCCGAGAATATCCTTGAAGGTATTTGAGTAAGTGAATCCTTTCGTCCAGCTACCGCCAAGGTTTGCGTTGTGCGCAATGCCCACGTTAATTTTGCTAATATTCAGATCATGGAATCGGGTATTGCTAATGGTTTGATTTGAGTCAGACCCAATCGCTGTTTGCCCGTATCCAGAATTGTTGTCGCCTTCAAGAGTCAGGCCGTCGATCTCGATTTCATCGCAAGTGCCGACAAGCTGAAAGATGTACGCGCCTGATGCCGCGCCAGAGAGGAACACGCGACCCTTGCCAGTCAAGCGGATGCGCGTCTTGTTGGTGATAGTGAGGCTGTCGTTGATCTTGTAGTTGTTGCGGAACAGAAGCGTATCGCCCGCTACTAATGAATTTATAGCCGCTTGAATAGCCGTTGTGTCATCTGTTACCCCATCCCCCGCTGCGCCAAATTGTTCCGGCGTGACAGATGAAATCAGAAACGATGACGGGACTTTTTTAGTAACGTTTGCTTGATCTAACGGAATAACCTCATCGCCCGTAAGCGGTGTGGTCGCATCCGGCAACTGAGAAATTTTAATGGTAGTCATATTGATTGCTCTTTACGGTTAAGCGCTGCCATTACGCATTCACGGATCGGCTGATCTCCGTCCAAAAGACGCCGCCTGCTCCGGTCTTATCTCCAGTCTGCAAGAGACTGATAATGTCCCATTGACTCGCGGTAAACGCCGTACCGCCCGACAATCGTTTAGCTGTCGCATTTAAAATGAACGCCGTGGCAGCAGGCGAATGGATATGGATCACTTGACCATAGACACCATTCGTGAAATTAGAGATTTCAGATGACGCATTAGCCGACGTAACATCGATACGAAAGGTGGGGTATCGACTAAGTGCGGCCACATCCA